CGCGTAGTTTGTTTCATTGAGTGTGAAAACATTTCCATCGACACTAAATGTCTTATTGGTAGCACACGATGTCAGCTGAGGTGTAGGAATCCTCGCAGAGACCAGTTTAAATTGGGACACGTCATAAATTGGGTTCTCTAATGTAACAACGTAGTTGTTCGCATGTGAATATACATTCGTAAGACGCTCACTACTATCAATCGAGAGGTTATACACCTTCATTAAAATACAGGCACAATATTTTAATGAATGTTTTTGTCTAATATCTAAATACTTACTGGTAGATTCCATGAGCGAGGGGGTTGTTCTGGAGCTGGCGCTTGGCGATATCCAAATCACACGCATTTGGATTTGCGTTACCCTTGTAGGCGTTGAATTGGTGGATTGGCTTCTGCTGGTATTGTTGAGTCCAACCACCGTTGGCAGCATTTACACGACCATCGATGCGAGTCGTATCTGATCGAACCGAAGTGAGGCGACCACCCTGTTTGAGGGCACTCTCACGGACATTCATACGACCCGCGTTACCCATCCTGTTGGGCTTACCACGACGATCTTCGGGACGGAAACCATACTTCATGAGCTCCTCGTTGGTCTTCGCAGTCACCTTGGCAGCGGCACCATTCGTGTAAGCGCCTTGGAAATTTGTAATACCCGGTGCAGGTTGGTTGTAGTAGTTGTACTGGGAATCGTTGCGGTCACTCTTAAACCGTGTAGGATCTTGAGACATTGTCTGAGCGGAAACGAAACGCTTGGCGCCATTGAAACCAAGTCCATCTGTGCGGAGACCAGTTTCCGATCGGTTTGTCGTGCGCTTAGTTCTCTCATGTTCGTTACGTGGGACCACACCCGACATACCTTGGGCACGCCCCGGCATTGTAGGCAGACGGGAAGGGAGGAATGAAGTTGTTTCTGGTTTGTTGTGGGTAAGTTCTCCGACGACGGCTGATCGACCACCAGTGATGTCAGCAGCTGGACCAGATCGTCCAGGGAGTGTAGTCAATCTGTACTCACCAACATTCACAGGATTCACTCTGAACATTTGCTGATACCCACCAACGGCTGGGGTATCTGCACTTACACCGAGACCTGGTCCGACAAGTTGTTTCTCTACAGGTGAGAGGTTATTCATTCGACCCTGGTCGTACATACGGTTTCGCATGTTTAGTATTTCCTGACCACCACTTCGTTGTTGTATGGAGATGTCGGCGAAACTCTCCATCTCCCTTTTTTGAGGTACTCCGTTCATAGGACTAAATTCATTATTTTGGACTTCTACTATGGGACCTTTGGCTACCGTTTGTTGGACCTCCTCCACGGGTGGTGGTGGTGAAACAGACTTAGTACTCAAAGTTCGACCAGCGTATATTAAACCGGCAACAGCCATGAGCGAAATGGGATCAGCCATTCTTACTTCTTGCCGATATTTTTATTAGCGTACCTCTGCTGAAAAAGACCATTTTGGAGATCGGCACGGGTGCTCGCGGGTTCATACCTCATGGTACGGAGGGGAACTTTACATTCCATGTTGGACAGGGGGAACAGACGGCGCTCGTAGGTTTGGACGATGTTCTTGTTGAATCGGGATGTGGATTGTGGGCGAAGTTGGTCACTCGTGTCGATGTACTGGGCTGGGGAGCCCTTACCCGCCATGTAGGGGGCGGTACCATAGAGCATGGTGTTGGGACGGCAGTCGCCACAGTTCGTACTACTGGGCTGGGGATATACGAAAATTTCATCAGTCGCCTTAACAGCGGGGAGAGCACCCGAATTTTGAACTATAGAAAGGCCAGGTTGAAGCTGATATGCCATTTTATTATTACATAAGAATTTTAATCTACTCTACCTCGCAAACATACCCGACCGCTTGTCTCCATCTGATCCCAATCCCGCGAATGCCTCGAGCTGGACCCCTCTCGCGTTTGGATCACAATATCTACTGTCACTCCTGCACATGGGTCCATTCTTGGGACCATATAACCATTCCGCAAACTGCGTTTGATCACCTGGGATTTTCGACACTGGGTTGGTGACAAACTGTCGATTTACCGCATTTTGCATATACTTGGGGAGGGGGGAACGCGAGCGCCCACTATCCATGGGGATCCTACTACTCGCGTTTGATTTCACAGTGGAATAATAACACGCCTCCAATCTGTTTGGGGCATCGGTAAAGTCAGTGATGAGAACGTTACCCATTGGGTTTTCCTCGGTTGGCATCTGACACGGGACCTCACCATCCACTGTATAACTCGCCGTGTTCATTACCATCTTAGACTTATAAAGAACATACACAACTGAAAGAACGGTCGCACCTAACACGAAAATCCTGGGGTCCCTGCGAATAAGGTAAATCAGACAACTCGCATAAATGATAAAACGAGAAGCAGCGTTGATGCGATCTTCTGGTGTTTGATCACTGGTTGGCCAAAACTCGGAAACCTTATCAGCCCTGATGAGTTGTTGGGGATCCTCAAACCAAACTTTCATTTAGTATAGGTGGAGGTTTATTTTTTAGGGAGACTACCAAGCATGTTCCCCATCATTTTCATAAGTGCATCCTGGTTAAGTTCCCCCCCATCACCATCCTGCATCTTGTCAGCGCATTCCTTCGCGATACCCTCAATCATCTTCAGCGTGTCGTCTGGGATTGAGGTAATCGTAGTGCCAAGCATATACAGAGTCTGGAGATACTGCCATGTCGCAGCCTTTGTATTGACTGACATCCTCTCCCAGTATGACTTAATGTTGAGGTCCTTTAGGAAATCAATTGTATTCATCTCGTTGAGAAGAAAGTTGTCATCCTTCGCGGAAATCTTATCGGCGTAGGGAGAAACACCCTTCATGAAACCATCAACAACGAGGCGTGGGTTGGTCGTCTTCAGTAGGTCGAAGGAAGTCATCATTTTTTTAATGCCTTTTTCATCTGGAAAAGTCTTGTGCAATTCCACAAGAAATTGACCCATCATATCGTTAAACGCAGTAACGGATGCCATTTTCTTATTCTATTCGTGTAATCTTTAAGTTTAGAAAGGTTCTGAGGAAATAGATTCTTTTTGTCCAATACCACCAGATACTATGGCAAACACGAGAATCGCATTGAGGACGGCGGGCTTGGTGTATTTATTGAGTTCCAACTTACCTTCATTATTGAGGTGAGCCTTCAAATGAATATATGTCGCGGTAAGACCCGCCGCGATGAGAGCAGCACTCACGGGGTCTCGAAGATAGTCAGAGAGTTCCATTTAATTATAGGCAACTTTTTTTGTACGCTGCTCTGGTGCATCCCCAAAGAAAACATCATCCGCGACATCTTCGCCTGGCTGTTCCGGTTCGGGGTTCGGGGCTTGAACACCTGGGACGGTTTTGAATTCATTCTCGAGACCAGTTGGTTCAGGCTCTGGTCCCAGCTCTGGCTCTGGCTCTGGCTCTGGTCCCAGCTCTGGTCCCAGCTCTGGTCCCAGCTCCGGTCCCAGCTCTGGCTCTGGGAAGGGATCTTCCTCACCTTCGAGCACATCGGGATCAATGCCATCCTGAATATCACCATCGAGGGAGATGTCTCTCGTTTCTTGGGACATGTAGGTCTGGAGAATCTGCTGTACGGGGATGAGCTCCTTGACTGTGTTCTCTATACAGAGGGAGAAACGAACAGTCAATTTCTCATCCCTTAGGTACTCACTCTGCTCCTCACTGAAAATATAGGGGTCTTTGTAGAGGTCCTTGGCGATGTTGTTGTAGCAGGTTTGAATGAAAACCTCCGTAGTGGGAAGTTTGAGAGAAATCTTCTTATTATCAGCCTTGAGACGAACGGCTGACAGAATCTTCGTACAAGCGACAAATACAGCCGCCAACAAATCATTAAACCACGCGCACCTGTTGGCAATGTTATCCGAATGATTTTTCGACATCGCATTGGACCAGTTGGGAACCTCCTTGAGCAATTTCTGATACATTATGAGAACTTTTCGCCCCTTGGAGAGGGACACAGATTCGTTGTACATGTCCTGGAAGACTTCAATCATAGCTGGGCACATGATGAAGCACATCTGCCCCAA